GCTGTTTAGCAGTCTTCATTGGTCGCATTCTAGATGTTTCCAATGAAGACTGCTAAACAGCAAGATTGGTTTCACCGGAATCAACCATTCAAAGAAGTAATGAAAGAGATGGAAGCATTAGACTGCGACCAAATCTATATCACTCATACTAAACCCCCGTTTAGAGACGAACCACCGACTGCTATTTGGAATCGTTGGGACTCTCACCTATGGACTGTTCTTCAAACGAACCAAAGAAACACACAGAAAGGTATGGAATACTTTGTTACTGTTAAAAGTAGTAAGTACAATCCTTCTCTTCTAGGTAAGAGAGTTTCATTCCTAACAGTTAATAGAGATGGTAATGTTAATTGGACTGGATTCAAAGAACTTAAAGAGGGAACACTATGAAGTTTACAGTAGATGCAAAAGAGTTTAGAACCGGATTAGAAGACATCATGGGTAGTGGTAAGTATGCTCAAAGTGGTGGCGTTAAGTCGGGTGTATTGAGTGAATATGTTTTCTTAGATTTGAAAGACAATCCAGTAAACTCAACATTTGGACTGCTAGAATTGTGGAATGGTGATGGTAGTTACATTAACAAAATAGTTCTTGATGTAACAATACTAGACGACTCTACACAAAACGGAGTATTGAATATCAAAACACTACTGCCTTTCTTGAAGAAGATGACAGGAGAAATTGAAGTCTCGATTTTAGACCGAGTAATTATTTCTTCTCTCAATACTGAAATTACTTTACCTAGAGTTAATCAACATCCACACCATGAAGTAATTCAAAGACTTTACTTAATGGACTTACAATTAGATAATGAAATGCCTCAATTTAATGGCAATTCATTTGAAGGTTCTTTTGAAATTGCTACCTCGGATTTTAGAGAAGCAATTAATCAATGTGAATTGATAGGCACAGGAGTTTACAAATTAGATTGGAATGTAGAAAACATGGGAGAAGTAGAAATTTCTTCAAGTGTAATTGGAGTTAAAGGATATACTACTACTGCTAGTGTAGAAAACGGGAAGGGTGATTCAGCAACAGTGTGTTTTACAGGCCCACTGCATAAATTCTTCAAGGGAGAAACAATAACCTTCTATGTTAAAGACGAGTTCCCAATACTATTAGTCGGAGAAGACCGCCTACTAGTTAAGGTTCCTCATATGGAATAGTGAATACAATGATAATAACAAATGATAATAATAATATTTACCTCTCTTGGAGAGACAGCGACGGAAACAAAGTGATTAAGAATGATACTTACAAGCCTTATTTTTATATTAAAGAGACTGCTAGAGAACCTACTACTTACAAAGTAAGCAAAACAATTACTAGGGACTATGAATATGAACATGGTGATTGGGTTAATCTAGAAGGTGAATCGTTAAAGAAGGTCTATGTGGATATGCCTAAAGACATCTACAGAGCAAAGGATAATTTCTCCCAAACTTATGAAGCAGATGTCCCTATGCACTACAGATATGCTATTGATGAGATGAAATCAATGCCCGAATACAATATGCGTAAGTGGTATTGGGATATGGAATGGCAACAGGGTGGAGAACATGACAACAAAATTACTGCTATTGTTTGCTATGATAACTTTGATAATCAATTCTACACATGGACTTGGCAACCAACACCTAATGAAAACATTGTAGAACCTAAAGTAGAAGGCTACGATTCTATTTTCTTTATCGAGGATAGTGAAGAAGAAATGATTCGACAATTCTTAATGTGTATGGAACACTGCGACCCCGACATGCTTATTGCATGGTTTGGTTTGAAGTTCGATTTGCCTAAGTTATTAGAACGATGCTGTGCATTAGATATTAACCCTTTAGGTATTTCACCACTAGGAGTTATTGAAGGAGTGTTTTACAGGAATGGTGAATGGGTCTTTACTAAAGGTGATGGCTACGGCCCAACAGCACAACCAATCAAAGGCCGAATTACTCTTAACTTAGACTTGGCATTTGAACGACAATGGAATGATGCTCAAAGAGGAACTCTACCAAGTCTTTCTTTAGACTATGTATCTAAGACATTGTTTGGAGAAGGTAAGCATACTGAAACTAAGTTTACTGACCCTAACGAGTTTTACCGTAGAGGTTGGTTAGAAGACCCTTCGGCATATTTACAGTATGCTATTGTAGATGTAGAATTGCTTAGAAAGATTGATGAAGAGAACTTTACTTCGGAGGCAATTCTTTCTTTACAGAGATTACTAGTTGCACCTTTCGATGCTTGTTTCTTTGCATCTAATATGGGTTCTATGTATTTTATGCGTAATGCTTGGTGGAAAGCACCAACGGGTAGTAAGCCCCAGTATAAAATATGTGATGCTTGTAATTATAAAAACCCTAACGATAAGAAACTTAAGGTTTGTAAGAAGTGTAAAGAGACTCTTTCTTATTCCGGTGCTATGGTTTACAATCCATTAGACGAAGGAACAAACGGATTGCATTACAATGTAGCGGCTTTTGATTTTGCAGGACTTTACCCTAGTATGATTATTGCTAGAAACATTTCTTTTGAAACTAAGAGTGATGTCGAAACAGTATTCGGTGCTGATTTAAATACTCCTCAAAACTTGAGAAGTGTTGGCGAAGACTACGAAAGAAAAATGTTGTATTACACTACAGAAGAATTAGGGCTATTGCCTAAGTCTTTGTTGGCCTTAAAGGATTTAAGAAACGAATACAAGGCTAACATGAAAGAGGCTAGGAATAGTAACAACAAAGAGCAAACCGCTAAGTGGAATAATAATCAAATGGCGGTCAAAAGACTCATGGCATCCTTCTACGGAATCCTCGCTTACAAGGGGTTCGGTTGGGCTGATGTAGATTTAGCGGCTAGCATTACTGCTAGTGCGAGAGAGGCGATTAGACTAGCGGCATTCAAGGCTAAGGAGATGAAAGTATGAAATGTATTAAACCATTAAAACATAAACCTCAATTTGAAGGTAAGGCTAACTGCAAAGCGTGTGCGTGTGAAGCCAAAGAAGACGCTTATGAATATCTAGGTGGTGAAGAAGAATGAATAAGTATTTTGAAAAGTGGTTGATTGTTGAGATAGAAAAAACAACAGGAGTGTTTACTGCTAGGGAATTAGTAGATAAGATAATCGAAGAAAGAGGTTCTTCTCCACACATAGGAGATGCTTATTCCGCCACATGGGTTTGTAAGAAGCATTCAAAAAGGATAGGTCGTGGGCGATTCGTTAAGGAGATAACTCAATGACCGGAACAATAACCATATGCGAGACATGCAATATCCATTTATACAAAAAAGATATTGAAGAAAACAAATGTATTGCGTGTGGCGTGGAGGTAATAGCATGACCTGTAATATATGCAACAGAGAAACAAGGGTTCTACATCCTAATCTAAGAATATGTCAAAGGTGTAGTTCTTGGAAAAACAGTAGGTTAAGGAGGAAATAATAAATGTTTAATTTAGATGAATTGATAGAAGTGCAAAGAACAACCAATGATACCTTACAGGAATTATTGGATAATGTGAAACGAAGTAATAAGATTTTGATGATGGTTAATATAGTAAATATAGCAACCATCATTACTATAGTAATGGTGATATTATGAATGATAAAGATAAAATAAATAAATTAGAGGCCCGAATAATAAACATTGAAGCAGAAATGGATGCACTCTATACAGAGAACCAAAGACTTCTTTCTCTGTATAAAGCAGTTCAAGAACTTCAAGAACTACACGATGCACCCGCAAATAAGTTTACTTATTATCTAGGTTGAGATTGTATGCAGGTAGTTTACGGACATACAGATTCTATCTACATCAAAGTAGAATCTATAGAACAGGCACATGAAAGCCTAAAAGAAATAAACAACTATGTTAGAGAATCATTCCCTAATGTATTAGGACTCGATGAACACCCAGTAGTATTAGAGTTTGAGAAATACTTTTCTTCACTAGGGGTTGGTTCTACCAAGAATAGAAATGCAGGTTTAATCTCATGGGAAGACGGGGTTTACTTAGAAGAACCAAAGTTTACCATGACAGGTTTTACTGCCAAGAGAATATCGGAAACACCACTCGCTAAAAGAATACAGACCACTGTATTAAA